GTTAATAAAGCCCATCAGAAACGTGAGGCTTATGGTAAATGTTCCTGGCCGCGCATTATCTCGACAATAGATGGTCCAGATAAAGTGCAATATGCTAGGTTCATGATCCCATTTGCTGATGTTATGAAGGCCCAACCTTGGTACGCGTTCGGTAAGGAACCGATTAAGATTGCGGAACGAGTTGTTGAAGTATTAGCTGCTGCAAAGTCGGCAGCAAATACGGATTATACTGGTTTTGGTGAATCAATTTCGGAGGTGTTGAGATTACTTCAAAAGACCATCTTTATTCGAGGTTTCAGACAGGAATACACACAAGAGCTGCTGGAGATCATGCGGAAACACGTGAATCTCCCAGCCTCGATCGATTGTCCAGAGGGGCGACTTTCGTTCGAAACATATCTTGGCTTACTATCGGGAGGTTGTGACACCTCATTCACTGGTACTATTTCTAATGCTTTTACAGCGTTTTTGAGTTTCAGAATGACTCGTACCGTAACAGGTGCGTTTTATACTGCTTCAGAAGCGTGGAACAAGTTGGGCATTTATGGCGGTGATGATGGTTTAACAGCTGACGCGGACCCAAAGGTCTACGTGCGCGCTGCAGGGAGAGTAGGACTACGCCTGAAGATTGACCCTGTCCAGAGAGGTGAGATTGGAATTATGTTCTTATCTAGGGCCTATGGACCAGAAGTTTGGTATGGAGATCCAAGCTCATGTAGTGATGTCAAGCGCGCCCTTGCCAAATTCCACGTGACAGTGAACATGCCTGCGAATGTAAGGCCGGAGACCAAGTTAATGGAGAAAGCATTTGCTTACTATTTAACTGATGCGAATACACCTGTATTGGGTGAGTTTTGCAGTTCAGTGGTGAGTTTTATGCCGGACTCCTTTAAATTTAAGAATATGTGTCAAGTATGGAATGCTCAGTATGAGCATGACGTCCAGTATCCCAATGAATTTGGAGATTGGATGGTTCAATACGTTGTTGACAGTATACCTGAGTTTAATTTTGAATTGTTTTCTAGCTGGAGATTAGCCGCAGATTCTGTCACATACCTTTTATCTCCCCCAATACTACATGAGCCGTTGCCAGTGGTGACAAAAGCTCGTGTAGTGGTAGACGATGATATACACACCCCCTTTCCCTTGCCGGTCGATACTTGTAGCGACCGGACGTCACAAGCTACGCAGGAATCTTCTCGTACTTCGATGAGTTCAATCTCGTCGGTCTCTGGAAGTAGTACTACCCGAAAGGTGCGAGCGAAACGGCGCGGGGCGACCAAACCTCCTGGTTCTAACTAATGAGCCTTGGGAAGACTTGAATAAAATTGAAAGTATAAAACGAAACGC